GGCGTTTCCTTTAAAATTCGCCCCGCTCTTGCGGTGATGCACCGGCAGTCAGACTGCTTGGCGTTGTGTCCAGCTCTATGCTACTATAGGAACTACCAAAGCTGACGGAACCCACTGGCCAAAAATGTCCTGTGGTCCGCCAGTATCTCTATCCAACATGAGACGACTGAGATAAGGTAGTTCATCTCCAAGAGAAGCCGAGTCGAGCGTCTTAACAAAACTCGATTGCTTGGAGTAATCCCAATCATAATGATGATTGAGACTGAGATACACGTCCACACTCAAATTGTGGACGCGTTTAATGGGTAACGATGAATCAAAGGGTGAAAATCTTTTTTGCATATAAACCGCTTTATTGCCTTCAGTAAGTTGCAAGGTTCGATCGGTGACTGATTTCAATGGTGGAATAAATGAAACAGCCCGTTTGAGACCAAGTGCTATACCGCGGAGTAAAGAATTAGAATTCACATTAGGTGGGGGATTTATGACGTAACCATATTTAGCCAAGACTCGTCCTGGTTTCGGTCCAAACACATAGTCTCCATTATCAACTTTATAGAGACGACTTGAACAAAACTCGGCTTCAAAATAATGATCACGATAGATAGCTTCACTATCAAAACCCAACCCACGCATACCTTCGACCCAAGGATAGCGCCTACCAAAAGGATGCCGAAGGAGATTATCATCCCCCTGCAACAACATTTTGATCATTTTATGCGCACGCACTGTTTTAACAGTGACATTTTCCCAAGTGCAAAAAAGGTGAAGATGGCATAACCCATTAATCACAGAATTAAACAGAGATGTATAAGGATCGCCGCTCTTACGAGTGCCTTCACATTTGTATTTCCAACCGTGATGAGTCTTGCCATGTGTATGGATGTTAGCTCGAATCAAGTCGACGACGGCTTTAGGCGCACGAAACTTGGTACACAACCAAACTTCATACTCACACCACTGCACATCAACAGATGAATCAAAAGACCCGATGTCATCTTCCAACCATTCGCCGTCAAAGTCCGATATGTAAGCGCCAGCGGCTTCAGCTGTGACGCCACTGGTAAAACACAATGGGCTCTTGGTGGTCCACTTTCCCTTAATCGCATCTTGCAAAGCCATGATCCATGGGCCAACCAAGACAATAAACTCGGGTTGTGCACCCTGAATTAATCGTGGTGCTTTGTTTTTGCGGCCCAAGACAGTGGAATATAAGTCGTTTTCAACTTTAACAAACGATGAACGCTTGGTCCATTGATACAGTTTTGACTTAGACAAATTAGATGTCTCATCAAAGCCATCAAGCACTAATCGATCAAAGGTCTTCTGAAGCACTCGCTTAACACTTGGCGAAGCATTAGACCTTAATAAATATTCGGCAAAAGGAACAGACTTAACGTTATGTATATTAGGAAATAAATGACGGTGTTTTTTCTTTGCCCAATCAATGCACGCAAGAAGTGATTCATTAGGCACGGGTGTGGCTTTTAAAACGCGCGCCCGCAACGCTTGAAGTTCATTATGTGCGTTGCTGGCGAAGCCATTTGGTTTATACCCCCCGCTGGAAAACGCCAACTGAGAAACAGAACCTTTGCATGTGTAGTCATTTTTCTTAGCAAGATGGGGCAACACCTGAACGCGGTCGCGTATCAATGACGACCGAGTTTTTAAAATTTTAGGTGCCGGCAAATCTGCACAATTTAACAAACTGTGGGATTCACTAACCATCTTGCGACTTAAAATACCGTGCTCCAAGGTTGACAAAGTTAGCAAGCATTTTCTGCCTAACCGTGCGTGTTACAACGTCCTTGGTGCTTATTTCAATCCCGATCAAAGGAGGTACAGATTGCCATTCCTCACCAATGTAAGTACCTGTTCTTTGAATTCGCCTTTGCTCTAAAACGACTGGCTCAGACTCAATTTGGAATTTGCGAAACAAACAGCCAACTACTACATGAGATAAGAAGATACCTCCGATTAATCCCCGCTTCGCCCATTTGGACCTCAGAGATAAACATATTTTCTTATACGTAGCAGATAGACTGCTTGCAAAATAACTTCGCGAGACAACTCGAGACACATTTTGTTGTTCGTCCCAAGAATCGATGAAAGCTATGGCCGGTGCATAAAGATTTGCAGTAACAAGTTCGTCTGCACTGAGATCTAACTCAGATGTCAAAACCTTGCACCTTGCCACACTCAACTGGTAGTTCTCGCCTTTGACGTCTCGGTCTCGGGCTGACCACCAATCTTTCATTTCATCGACTAAACTAGAAGGTAATCTAACAGACCTCATTCGTTCAGCAAAATGAAATCCGTAATGTCTCGCAAAGGGAAAAGAGGGATTGGAGCTAAAAGGCGTAGCATTCCAATACCCCAAGAAATCGAGCAAAGTGAATTCGTACTCTGCCCAGTCACGGACAACTATGACACGCCTGTCACGGTTGCCTAACAGCCTCTCACTCGGTCGCGATTCGTCTAATTCCGGACTAGAATAAGGATTGTTCGGATTAGGACGAGGGCCAAAAAAGGGGCGTTCTGGGTCAGGACGATTAACACGATTTGATCGCATCTTAGCTATTTGAGCTTTGAGTTCCGAAGACGTAATCCAACTAACGCGTCGACTTAATACAGCAACCTTCTTCAAGTTGCGGCGCTTGGATAATATCGCTTCTAAAAACTCATCCTCATATTTAAGCTCAATAGCTGGTGGGATAGGCCCAGGCTGAGGCGCCTGGGGTACATTTACAGGAAATAGTGGATCAAGAGGTGATTCAGAGTACTTCTCCTCCTCCAGATCACTCAGTAGGCTGAACCTGTTAGCCAAACCGAGTTGCAAGCGAGACACAGATGGAACTGGACCACAAGCTGGTCTTGAAGCTTCTTCTAGCTCCAAATCAAACTGACGTTGGTATTGTTCAGCTAATGTGATCTGATAAACTGGGACCTCGCACAGTTTAGTAATTTGTTCATCCGATGAATAGGCTGATAACGAGTGTTGAAATGTTTTATAAAGTCGGCGAGCTTCCGACAATCGTCTCATAGTATCAGCTTTGTATAGCAATTCGCGTGCTAATTCGCTATGGGTCGGTGACGTGCGACCCTGCACACTGGGGGTGGTATGAGATTTATTCATTTTTGTAACAGATCCGCCCAAGCGGCAGAAAGATACGGTTCAAACATGACCATATTAGCCTCGGGCAGCTTTTCAAATGGATAGCATCACTGCTGGCTTAGTAGCCGACTTCTCTGCATCCAGTGCAGGTCTTAACCATCGCGTTTTCAAACGCTATTTGATTCCCTATCAGCGGGATCAAAGCTCCAACAACCAGGTAATCAGTCGTTGGCAACACAAACGGGTACTAGTAGTTGGACCCGTCGTTCCCCCGCCTCAAAGATGAATCGTGAGACTCAGTGTCACGAAACAAAGCGGGATACAGTCAGAGCTATCCTGACCCTTAAAAAACCTTGCACGGCTTATCACGCGCAAGCAAAAAGATTTGAAGCTAT